GTGGCCGTGAGTAGAAACGTATTTGCTGTAGCGCCACCGATATTGACCCCACCCGCCAACCATTGATACGCATAGCCGGTAGGAGAATTGCTCCAGGTGCCATTAGAACCAGAGAGGGTATATCCGACTTGTACGGTCCCGGTGATGACGGGCAGGACGCTGTTGACAGGAACCGCGGGCAATACAGCGCTTGTGGCGGTACTTGTGGCAGGAGTGCCGCTGCCGCCAGCATTTGACGCGGTAACTTCAAAGGTGATGGTGGCACCGATTTGGGCGCTGGTCAGCATAAACGTATTAGCTGTTGCCCCGACAATCGCCACGCCATTAGCAAGCCACCGGTAGGCGTATCCCGTGGGGGAATTACTCCATGTCCCGTTGGTGCCCGACAGGGTTTCGCCCTCCTGCGCCGTACCAGTGATTGCGGGCAACACCGAGTTGACTGGCACTGCGGGCAGGACTGCACTTGTTGCCACGCTCGTCGCTGGGCTGCTGTTTCCTCCTGAATTCGAGGCCGTTACCTCAATCGTGATGACCTCTCCAACCTGCGCCGAAGTCGGCGTGAACACGTTCGCTATTTGCCCGACAATGGGGACGCCGTTGGAAAACCATTGATACGTGTAACCCGTGGGCGAGTTTGTCCAGGTGCCGTTGGTGCCTGACAGCGTGAACCCGACCTGAGCAGTTCCTGTGATTGTGGGCGCCGCGCTGTTGACGGGAACGAATACCGTCGGAGGGGGCGGCGGCGGAGGGGGAATAGGGGTAGGAGGCGCCGGGATTATGCCACCGCCGCCCTGCGGCAGGCTCAATGAATCCGAGCAGTCCACCATGTCGTGATACGTACGCTTCTCCAGCATCTCAGCCATTGGGAAAATTCCCCTCACGCGGCAATAGCCTTTGATGGTCAATCGTAACTGAAATTGGTGGCCTTGGTTCGACGGCCTCGACATGATCGGATTGCAGGCGACCGGCGGCGTCGGCAGCGTTTTCGTCTGGCGGTAAGACTCGCGCAGATTGCCCTGTGGATAATTCACGTTGATGGGCGGGTTGGTCTGAGCGCATTCCTTGTAAACGATCCAGGGCGTCCAACAGACGTATCCGTCAGGCCGGTAATCCCAGTGGAACACGACCTCGCCCACGAGCTTGTCGATCCAGACCTCGGCCCCGACCAGCTTCTTAAGCGCCAACTCGTCGCCAAAGGTCCAGGCTGGCGTCTCGAAATACCAGACCACGCGATGATCCCCCTCATCCCACCGGAGCGCGTTGGAAAATTCCCACAGGTCGATGGTGTCGTTGACCTCCGACCAGACCGTGGCGAAGGCTCGGGGATTCCCCCCATAGTCCGCCTCGGTCAGTTCGAGGATGTCGAGTCCTTCCAGCATCCCTTCCCAGACGGGCGCCGCATCCTGGCCGGCAATAATCTGATCGAACGATGAGACTACATCGAAGTTGAGCGGGATGATGGCCTTGTGCGCGACCCCCACGGGGCACTGGAATGGCAAGGCGGTTTCCAGCAGGCGGTTGTCATAGTAGATTCCGCTGGCAGCCCACATCAGACTGCGGTCGGTAAATTGAAGCAGCCGGTTCTCGTTAATCGAGATGGGCACATTGCCCCACTGATGGAAGTTCCTGATCGCCGTCGTCATGGAGCGAATCGAAGGCTCCAACGACTGGAAAAACAGGTCGCCGTTGACTGAGACAATACTGCGGTCGTTTACCCAGCCGTTAGTGTCCAAAGCGACTACCTGAAGCGGCTGGTTATTTGCGCTGGCCGCAATCCAGTCCGTGCGCGTGATGGGCACCGTTAGGCTGTATATTTCCTCGCGTGTGCCGATGTAGAGGATGCCCTGGCCGAGTTGGCTGTTGATGTTGCTCGCGTATTGGATGCCACGAATGTTGCCGGCGCTGCTCGGCACGGTGAATCCGTCGCCACCGACACAGAGGGGGTTTTCTTGAACGCAGAGCACGGCGTCTCGGAAGCCGTAGGCCAGCGTGCCCGACGGTCCGCCCACGATGTCCCCGGCTGAGTAGTTTCGGCCCTGCGCATACCAGAGCCGGCCCATGAAATAGCACATGGCGGTTGCGGTCGGGATTTCGTTGGTGTGCGGAGGGCTGGCGGTTGTGGCGTTGGGGTCGGTGATGCCCTTTGACTGCCAGAGCTTCACGCCATCCCAAAACAGCGGCAGCGTGACAGCATTCCCGGCCTGAATCACAAGGAACTCTTCCGCCTGCACGAAGTACACCCGCGGCATCATCGGTAAGAAGAACCCGAACTGCTGTGAAAGGTCCACGGCGGCAGCCGGATTGTCGGTAGGTACCTGCCAGACGTGCCCTGAGACGACAACGACGTGGTAGTTGTTGGCCGCGACGGGCACGTAGATGAACGAGCCCTGATAAACCACCCCGCCGCTCGCCAAGTTGGCCATCATCGCGGGGGGCACAGGAAGCGTGCCGATCTTGGACCAACCAAAACGCTGTGAAATTCCTCCGTCTCGGACGGTGCAGTTGTCCATCCAGGACATCTGGGTCCGCTTAAGCCCGTTCGGATTCGAGTCGCTGGCGACCGTGGTGACGACGGTAGAATTGACGCCGCCGCTCCAGTCCATCGAGCCGTCTTGAATAATCAAAGGATTGTCGCCTTTGGCCATACTTAGCAGGGAATCTGAGGTTCAGCTTGAGGCACGGGCGGCAATTTATGTCTGCATCGAAAGCACACATCGTATCCAAATTCATCGAGACCATCCGGCTCCCCAACCGCCCGAAAGTACTGCGTCCACGACTTAATGATCGCTTGGCAGCACCTACAAATTGTCCTGTTAAAAAATAGCTGAGGCATCCAGATGAGCTTCATACTCTGCTCTTACGCCCTTGCGCCCGATCTGGCAAGAGGATTATCCTGACGCGCGATGGCTCAGCCCTTTGAACTGGCGTGGGGGATTAAGTGGAGACCCGAGGTGCCAATTTTATGGCGTCACCTACTTTGTATTCAGCACGGCGGTCAATTTCATCCGACCAACCAGAAAACCTGGGTCGGCGGGGGCCTCTACTTCCACTACAAGGAGGCCGCGACCATCATCTGGCCCGATCTCGTCTGGCATTCCTGGATGGAACTTATGCTCAAGGAGTGGCTGACGCACCGATACGTGGGCATCCTTGGGCCGGCTAATTCAAGCAAAAGTTTTTTCTCTTCCTGGGTTCACTTGCTCGACTACTACTGCTTCCCCGCCTGCACGACCGTCATCATCTGCTCGACGACGCGCGAGAGCCTTGAGAATCGCATCTGGGGTGAGATGAAAATGCTTCACCGAAAAGCTCAAGCGGCGTTCGAGTGGATTCCCGGCAACCTCATCGAGGGAAAACAGCGCATCGTAACCGACGAACGCATGGAGGCTGCTGAGGGGCGGGATTTCAGGAACGGCGTGATGGCAATCCCGCTAAAGAAGGGAAACTTATTTCAAGGTATAGATTCATTAGTGGGAATTAAGAACAAGCGGCTGAAAATGACGTGCGATGAACTTGCGCTTTGTCCGAAGGCATTTTTGGATTCCGCCTCCAATCTGATGAAAGGCGAGGATCGCAAGTTGACCGGCATGGGAAACCCCGCCGACACCATCGACGCGCTCGGGCTGCTCTGCGAGCCGGCGGCGAGTTTGGGCGGTTGGGATGGGGGCATTGACCAGACGCCCATAACCAAGACCTGGGAGACCCGCTGGCCTAACGGCATCTGCATCCAGCTTTGCGGCCTGGACTCCCCGAACACCAAGACGCCTCCCGGCCAGCCCGTGCCCTTCCCATTCTTGATCAGCCCGAAGGACATGGAAGACGACGCCAAGGTCTGGGGCATCGACGACTGGCATTACTCCATGTTCAACCTGGGCCGGATGCCGCGCGGCCAAGGCTCTCGCCGCGTCATCACGCGCCAGATGTGCCTCAAGTTCGGGGCCAAGGACGATCCGGTGTGGCGCAACTCAGACCGGACGTGGATCGCCTTCCTCGACGCGGCCTACCGGGGCGTCGGCGGTGACCGCTGCGTGTTCGGCTTCCTCCAGTTCGGCGAGGAGCTTCCGGCTGACGCCAAACAGGACGGATCCGTGATCGTCTCGGCCCTCACCAGCCAGGCCCCGACCGCCGCGAACAAGCGCACCATCCTGGCGCTGATCGAGAGTATGGTGATCCCAATTTCGCCGGACTCGCCGGACTCGGCCGAGGATCAGATTTGCAGCTTCGTTATCGGTCAATGCAAGGGGAGGGGAGTTCCCATGAAGAACTTCTACTACGACTCCGGGATGCGCACCAGTTTGGTCCAGGCATTCGGGAGGCTTTGGGGCGCTGACACGCAGTCGATAGATTGCGGAGGCAGGCCGACCGACCAGAAGGTCTCCAGCGCCATTGATGTCAAGGCGTGTGACTATTACGACAGAAAAGTGAGTCAGCTTTGGTTCAACGTCAGGCTGATTATCGAATCTGGTCAGTTCCGGGGTATGACGGAAGACATGCTCTTGGAGGGTTGCGCGAGAGAGTGGAAGACGGTGGGCGCGAACAAGATCGCGGTGGAGACGAAGAAGGAGATGAAATTGAAAACGGGAAGAAGTCCCGACCTTTTTGACGGGCTGGCCATCGGCTGTTTTGGGGCCATCGAG